GATCATACTCATTGCCAGAGGAAACGAGGCTCCTGCGGTAAATGCAACCGAGGCTTACTTTGTGTTAGATGCAACCGCGGTCTTGGCAACTTTCAAGACAGCCCCAAACTTCTTGAATCTGCTGCATCTTATTTGCGAAAGTGGGGCCAGAGAGAACTCTGACCCCACTCTCCTCCCGAAATTAAACTATTGCTTCTTGTTGATCGGACCTGCCGCGTTCCATTCACTGGAAATCTCGACTGGACCGTCAACTTTTCCGGAAGCCTTGAAATCCGGAAAGATCGTGCCGTACCAGTACTGAGTATCGGAAGAAGTCGGATACAGATAGAACTTACGCGCGATTCCATCAGCGGCGGCCGTATACGTCTGCACGGTCACGTCGTCATAGAACCCCGAGAATGAACCACTCGCATCCGGCAGGCCGGCAACATAGACCTTGTTCGGGTCGGTGAACGCCGTCACGTCGTCCTTGGCAACGTCAGCGTTGATTTCCCAGCTATTCAGGAAGGCAACAGGCTCAGCCGTGCCAGTGCTGGCCAATTGCATATAGACGCGGCCAAATCGGCCGTGCCACCTAGCCATGCACTGTCACCCCCCTTAGCCGGAGAACGTGCTGGTCTTAAGGACCCGGAAGGAGTTGGTGGACATCACGTTGGCGTTATTCCGCCAGAATGCGTAGAACCCCCGCTGGCCGGTCGGATACCGAGCGTTCGCACCAAAGAGGTGCGGGATCACTTCGATATCCATCCCGATGCGATCCACGATGACGTAGTAGCGCGGATCGCCCATCACCAGGATCTTGGACCCGGACGCAAGCGACGCCACCATTGCGGAGTCTTCGAACGCCGGGTACCCAAGCACCTGGTAGGTCAGGTTACCCGGACGCGGCACGTTGTTCTGAAGACCCAGTTGGAGGTTCTGCACCCAGACACCGGCACCGCCGGCCGAGTCGAATTGGCGCACCTTGTTGAAAACAAAGCGGTTACCAATAACGACAGAACGCGGACGGAACCGTGGCGGCACCGCCTCTTCCAGCAAGTACAGGTCCGGCAGCGCAAATAGACCGTTGCTGGCGGTCGCCACCAAAGAGGTGGTCGTAGCCGTCAGGAGCCCCATCGGCTCACCAGTACCCGTACCGCTGGTGAACTTCAGCGCCTCAAGGTCGTCCTTGGCGTCCTGAATGAGCGTCGCAAGCTCGGACTGAAGCGAACCCCAGTCCTGCGTCAGCTCGATGCTGACCGGCACGAACACCTGCGCACGCACCATCGTCATGGTCGGCTGCGCGAGCACCGGAGCGTTGTCCGTCGCTTCCGTCGCCTCTGCGGTGTACCCGTAGGAGCCGGTGATGCCGGCCGAGGTGACGCCACGCCACTCGTTTCCGGTGATCGTCTCGTTCCGCGCAACCGCACGGAACGGGTTGACGGAAAGGTTCGACGTGGGCACGATCGTCGGATCTAGGGTGTACGGGACCGCGAAACCACCCTGCGCACCAGCACCAATTGCCATCGCGGTACGAACGGCATCCGCCGCGCGGATCTCCTCAACGGAGAGGTTCGCAAACCCCATCTGACCGCGCATGGACGCGCTCATCATCTTGGCAAATGCCTTACGGTACGCCGGAGCGCCCGTGGTGAGGATTCGCCGGGCGAGTGGTCCAACCTCCACATCGTCGTCGTCGCGCCGCAGAAGGGCAGTGACACGCGACTTGGTGGCCTCCTGGTTGGCGTCGGGGTGCCCGAAGTGCGCCAGCTCGACGGCACGAAGCGCACGCTCACGGATCTCCCGCGTGCCAGCTTCAGGGTCAAGGATTGAGGTACGGACGTTGGAAAGGTCGTACACCTCGCGCTCTGTCATGCGCGAGATAAGCTGCGGCCCGGCCGGACGCTGGCGAGTGCCGTTGTCCGATCCTGACTCGCGATTCTGCTGCTGCTCGGCAAGCGTCGCCAGCCGTGCGTCACGTTGCTCTAGCTCAGCGAGCACCTGCTTGTGCTCGTCAAGCTCGCGGGAATTCGCCTGCCAAAACTCTTGCACTTCCTCGGGGAACGGCTGATCTTCAAACTCGGAATTTTGCTCTTCGAACCAGCGTTCTAGCTCCTCTACACGAGCAACGCGCTCTTCCCGAGTCAAAAGGTATTCACCTCCTAGCAGAGAAATAGCTGTGCTTTACCAGCGGCCAGATTGGCTCGCGGCGTTCCGCTTGGAGGTTTCTAGGCGGCGTCCCTCGGGAGGGAGGTGCTTCCGCTCCGCCACGGAAGGTGCGGTTATCGCTGGCGCGATGCGGTTATCGTATGGGCCTTGACAGGCTTCTGTCAAACCTCCGATTTGGATCGAAGATAGTCAAAATAGGAGAGTATACTTACTTATGCGGGCGCCAATTACTCTCGCGGAATCTATAGATCGAACGGCGCCCGCCTCGCTAGTGCAGGTAAAGTGGACGCTTCGTGCCGTCCGCCTTGATCACCACTTTGGCGCGGTCGATCACCTCACCGTCGTGCTGTCCAATCGCCATCGCGTCCAAGATCTTCGGGTCGATCCCCCGCAGCAGCTCCCGGACCCGCTCCGGCTCCGAGGTGTAGGCGGCGACAAGGATCTCATCAGTAATCGAGCGCACACCAGCCGTGGCTGTCTTGTACGCAGGGAACGTCACCGGCCCAAACTCTGACAGTTGAATTTCCTTGATCGTGCGTTCCGGCAACGCCTTCGGGTTGGTATCTGACGCCTCGATTCCCATGCGCTTAAAGTCTTCCCGGGTAACGCGCATCCGGAAACTGGAACCATATAGACCAGCCTCAAGGCCGGGAATAAGATCACGGTTATAGGAGGTATCGAGCATTTCCACAACGTACCTGGCACCGTGGTCATCTTCTAGAAGTTCCTGAATTGGCCCTAGCGGCTTGTCACCAACCTGTGCATCACGGCCATGCTGAAACAACACGCGGATATTGTCACGGTTCTCCTTGAAGGTCTTCTTGAACGCTCCCGGAGTAATCCGCTCCATGAAGTGACCCTCAAAGACGCTGTTGATTTCTGCCCACTCGTCAAACACAGCGAAGTGCCCGTACAGCTCCCGATTCCGCCCACCCTCTTCGCGAACCCCCACCCCTGGGTACGCAGCCCGGTATAGCGAATCACGCGGCGGTTGCGACTTCACTTCCGTATCACCCTCTTCTGCCGAGCGCTTCTTCTTTTTCGCTGCCGCCGCCAGCTTTTGAAAAACTGCCTTCCCGTACTTGCGCATACCAATCCACGCAGCAAGCGCACTAGGATTCTTCGCACCTTTTGCAGCAAGCGCTGACTTCAGCTTGGCGAACCGCCCACCAGTCCCAAGCTTTGCGGCCTTCGACTCTGCACTAGGCATCACCTTCATGCCCGATGCCTGCTCGGCCGCCGTAAAATCAGACACGCTAATGCCCGTCAGATCCGGCAAACCAGAGAGGTCATCCCAAGAATCGTCTAGACCGTCACCGTCGAGCTGACGTTCGTCCATGCTCACTCCTTTCCGTTTCTACGTCCATTTCTCGACAAAGTGCTGTGCAGCCAGATTCCATTCCAAGGGACGTTCCCCCGTCAGTTTGGCGATATCTGCATTGTGGAAAACCAGTTCGGCCCCATTGGGTAAACAGTAATTCTGTAACCCTCGATCAAGCATTTGCATGCAAGAATCATAATCGTAGAAATGGAACCCACCGTAAGATTCATCCCAAGCTATATCTTGCACAGTAGCCAGCAGAACTCCATCTAGGTACGAGCATGACACCCCGCCAGACCCATAATCCATCCGCCCATGACTCGTGCTATCGATACTGCCGCACCGTTCGCCAAGCCACCAAGGAATAGCAGGAATTCTTGAGCCAATAACTCCTACCAATCCTACATTCGAACGACAATGCTTTAACAACTCACCACGCAACCTCAGCCAATCGAGAATACGAACATCATCATGGACGTAGCAACGGATCTCATTCACCGCTTGCTTCGAACCCTGGTTAAACGCTGCTGCAATTGAGGGTGGATCATCTACAACCACCAACTCATCAGCACCCTCAAATTGGAGAGTATCTGACAAATTTGCCTCCAAGGTGTTGCGATCGTCCGTTGCAACAATCCAACTAATCATCTTGAGACTTGTGCTCTTGGCCCGGCCATTTCCCAAGCGCCCCGTAGTGCCGATTGGCGCAAAACCCCTTGGCGTTGTTCGGCGTCATGTGCGCATGCTCAACAGCTAGCCGCACGCACCGGTCGAAAGCACCTTTCGTCCCCCATTTGATCTGTGCTGCCCCCTCT